GAACGAACTCGACAATGAAATTGTACCATCACGCTTGCTTCGACTTTGTCAAATCGTTTCAACGCTTGGCTTGAAAGTCTATGAGGTCATAGGAGGACATCATCTTCTTGACCTTGTGACGGCGAGCGAATTGATGGACTGCCTTCACCGTCATTCTGAAATAGATTGCTATCGCCTCGGCATCTAGCCACACCTCTTGGCGAGAAGACATGGCAACCGCCATCAGGCGAATGGTGTTCCATTGATTGCCACACTTTCGGCAGTCGAAGAGGTCTAGTGGATCATCATGGTTGATTGTCAGGAAGTTGCCACAGATGGAATCTGGCATCTCGGTCGGACAGGCAATCTTGTGCTTCTTCTCGACAAAGGAGCGAGATGCTGCAATTCCTGTCGAATGAAGCTCTCGAACCTCTCGGGCGAACTCGCCAATCCAATCCTGCTTTCCTGACCATGACAGATGGGTCTGGTGAAACTTGATGGTTGCCTGAATCTTCTTCTCAAGGGCAGATGGTGGAATGAAGGCTGGTGGAACCAATTTGCGATCTGCTCGGATGAGTTTTTCCCACTCATGCAGAATCCCGAGGATGTCATCTCCTGCGATGAAGGAGAGGGCATTGACATTGACTCCGATGGTGCGCTCGCTACTTCTAGCCCCCGACCCACTTCGACCGGGTAGGAGTTCAGAGTGAGCGCCTTTCCAGAATTCCATCAAGTCATCGAGCTGAGAGTGAATCTTGGTGTGACATCGCTGGCAGATGCCGTCGTGCTGGATGGCTCGGTTACAGAGTCGGCATTGGTTATCCATCAGAATGGGAATCCTTCGCTTGAGTAGGTGACGGGTTCAGGTTTGCGAAATAGTTCATGCGGGATGGTGAAGTCGAGCTGGTCGCATTCATGAGCAGCGAGAACGATTTCTGATCCATCCGACTTCTCAATCTCGGCCAGCCCCCGCATCTTGACCAGTTGCTCCCTGGTCGTCTGGAAGATGCGAACCCCTCTGCCCCTTGCTAGGAACTCGGCCTCAAAGTTGAGTGGAGTTGGCGCAAGTTTGACGGCGAAGCCGATGACATGGCACGACCAGATCGCCGACTTGCACTTGGCACAGAAGTCAGGAATTGGGGATGTTGAGATGAAACTTTTATTCATTCAACACCCACCCCACCCCTTCCCTTTCCCCCTATAGAGGGGGGAAAGAGGGAAAGGGTCATGGGAAATTTTGCCATTTGACCCTTTCCCGCTTTTGGGAAAGGGTGGGAAAGGGTCAAATTGAGCGTGAATTTTGGGAAAGGGTGGGAAAGGGTCGTTGGCAGAATGACCAAATCCTCGGGAAAGGGTCGGGAAAGGGTCGTTTTTGGACACTTATGCATTGTCAGCTTCTTGCCAATCAAAGGAGCGAATGCCCCCGACCTTGTCTTCTGCCTCCCGATATGAGCGAAGCAATTTGAGATTGAGTGAATTGCGAGCGCCATGCTCTATGACCACGAACTTCTCATCAATGAGATTCTGGATCGCAACCATTACCCACTCTGCCTTGCCCTTGACATCCTTGATAACTGCCGATTTCGACAATGGCGTGGATGCCCCTTCAAGGAGTCTGCTGACCGATTCCATGAGATGAGTAGGTCTGGTCTTATCGGTGTTCATCATCGGAGCTTCAATCTTCATTGTCACCGATCCATCAGCTGTGGATGTCAGCAAGACCATTCCAGCAATCTTGGCTTCCTTGGAATTGGCTCTGACATGACCCGGGCGGTCTTTCGTCACCTTCAGATTCAATTCTCCCGACATTCCTCGACCGAATGGCATGACCACTTCCACCGAGATTGCCACGCCATTGATGTCAGCTCTTTTGGCTTGAGCGCCGATGGCGTAGTTGCCCCGACCCTCTTTGCTCTTGGTGACATGGTCAATGGTGCAGACCGCTGCCCCAGAGTTTGCCAATGGTCGAAGGAGTTGCTGGCTGAAGTAGGTGGCATCCTTGTTGGAGGTCAAATCTAGCCCTAGAAGGGTCATGGCAGCGTTCACGCCATCAACGATGACCAGTTCAGGCTTGAATGCGACAAGTCCATCCACAAGGTCTCCTCGCGCCTCTGGTGACAAGTCTTGGTCAGGGTTGGCATATTGGAATGAGGCGAATTGAATGTCTGTGACTCCGAGAGAACGAAGTCTGGAAAGAATGCCTCGCCCCGAATCCTCAAAGTCCAAATATATGACCTTCTGCTCTACTTCCAACGCTTGCTTGACGGCGAGCAGCGCCACCCAAGTCTTGCCCGATTCTGATTCGCCCAGGAGTGCATTGATTTTGCCCCGATAGAACAATCGATGTCCATCGCTTCGAGATAGGAATTCGGGCGCTGGCTCCTCTTGCGTGTTGTCGAGGTCAAGTGGCTTTGGGAACCAACTGGTGCGCTCTCTTGGAATCTCGATGTGATCTGAATCAAGGTCGGGAACTAGCGCCAAATTTGGAGTTGAATTTGGAGCAAGCAATTCGCCCAGAGTCGGCATCGGCGATGCTTTGCCATAGCCCAAGCCTTTCAATGCGCGAGCAGCCTCAGAGAAGTCATCGCCATGATTGAGATGGGCGAATGCTGCGAATTTGGAATACGCCTTCTCCTGCTCGAATGTCGTCGAGGTGGTGAAGACATAGAGATTGCCCGTTGAAACTTTTGTGGTCGCTGAGATTCCGAACTTCTTGCCTGGTCGTGTCCAGTAGGTCGTGTCACCCGATGTGAATGCAACCTTCCAGCCAACTGGCTCGAGGATTTCCTTCCAAGTCGCTCTTGCGTTGAAGTCATCACCCGGGCGCGATCCATCGTGAGTTGCTGGCTCTGATAACGAGCTGACGACTGCTTCCTTCTTGGGCATGGAATCAAAGGCTGAGAAGACCGAAAGGATTGCCTCATTCTCTTCACCCGAAAGCATCGGAATTGTCGCTGGCGATCCTTTGAGCAATTGCCAACTCTTGCCCGACGGATGCACCGAACCATGAGAAGGAGATGTGACAACGAAGCCACCTTCACCTCTTGTCTCTGCCAAGACTTCAACTGTGTCATTCGCACCAGGTCTCCGAGCAAGTTTGGTGTTGCCCGGAACTGGCTCATCTGCCAATCGCCATAGCCAATGCAGACCGCCCGTTGGAGTTATCTCGACATAACCATTGGAGATGATTGTCCAGAGTTCACCGAGTCCAGAGCTGAAGGCCATCTCTCTGGCTTGCTCCAAGATGCCACCTTCAACGGCGCGACCTTCCAGTTCTACCATCAAGAGATTGCCAGAGACCAGACCTGTGATGATGCCGATTCCTTGGCCGTCACCGCTGAACCATTCGATGACTTGCTCTCGGCTTGGGCGAGTGACTTGATATTGCTTCCACGATCCGATGGGAGATTTTGACCCGTCAGCCTTTGCAGGGATGACACAGACACCAGCATCGTGGAAGTCGAGTGCTGCTTGAAGAAGACTCATTCTGATTCTTTCATTGCAAAATCAATCCGCGCTCTAGCAATCTCGACATATTCTGCCGACTGCTCGATTCCGATGAAGTTGAAACCCTCATAAGCACACGCCTTGCCAGTTGAGCCTGACCCCATGAATGGGTCGAGGACTGTGCCGTTTGGCGGTGTGATGAGCTTGACGAGGTATTGCATCAACGAGGTCGGCTTGACGGTTGGGTGGTGGTTCACCTTCAGCGTGTTCGAGCGATTCCGAGGATTGGAACCCCCTTTCTTCCCCTCTGCTCTTCCATCGTGTTCGCGAACTGCCTCAAATCCATCCAGCCCCTCATTGCGATCGCGTTTGGAGGTCTTGGCGCAATAGAAGAATCGAGCTGCGCTGCCAGAGTCATCAAATCCTCGAACTGTGTCAAAGTCGGGATTGCCGTCACCGAATACCTCTGACCCATTGAATCCAACACCGCGATTTGATTTCTGCGACTTCGTATCAGGAAACAACGCCACAACCTCATCGCTGCCATCGTGAATGAAGTTGGCAGGGAAGCGGCCTGCGGAATTATCAGGTCGCGCAAGTTCTTTGCGCCCACCATCTTCAACATCAGGCATATTGCCCACATTGTTTACTGTAACTTTGCCTTGTGGGGTTGCGCTTGCTTTATCAACTTCAGATTGAAATTCAACCCGCGACCCATCAATGTTCAACCCACCCACGCCATAGGTCAGCACATTGTTGGCAACAGTTCCGACAATCGGTTTGCGAGCAAGCACCATCGGCTCGTGCGCTGGCTTGAGCGCCGTTCCCCAGCCTTGCCATTGCTTTGCTGAGTCGGTGATTGCAACATCATCTGCAACCATCGCCATTTCTCCACCTTTTGCACCGCCACCATAATTTCCACTGCCTGATGCAATAGCAACCCATTTCAAATCCCTGTTGCGCTCCGCACCTGCCGACTTGTCAATCGCCTTTGAGATATCCAGCGACTTCGGGAATCCCGATCCATAGACCCACATAATCTGGTCGCGGATTTGAAAACCTGCATCTTCAATCGCAACTGCCATGCGGTGATAAGTGCGAGAGCCAGAGAAGGCGATGAGATGACCGCCCGGCTTCAAGACTCGAAGCGCCTCGCGCCAGACCTCGACATTGAAGGCGATGCCAGATGCATCCCATGACTTGCCCATGAATCCGAGTTCGTAGGGAGGATCGGTGACGATGGAATCCACCGAGTTGTCGGGCATCTCCTTCATTGCTGCGATGCAGTCATTGTTGATGAGCTTCATTTCTTTCCCCCTGCTTTCATTTTCATTCGGCGCTTGCTGATGGTGAATCCGTTGTCATTCAATTCCTTGAGCATTGCTCTGGTCACTCTGATTGGCGTGTCTGGAAGGTGGAACTGAAACTGCTTCCACAATCGGCTGGCAATCAATCGTTCGGCTTCCTCAACCTCGGTCACATCACTCCCTGCCATGCTTCTCTGATGTGGTCATCACACCATTGGCGAGTGTCGGGATAGGAGCAGCCATCGGTGTGACCTTCGACAATGACCTTGACAACTAGCTCTGGCTCATTTTCTTCATTCATTCCCCTGCCTCCATAGTCCATTGATTCTCTTGCCATCGCGTGTGGTAATGGCACAAGTTGATGATGCCAAGACCCGAAGTGTTATAGTCGAAATAGAGAGCGAAGTCTGACTTCTCATCGCATCGCTCAATCATCCCTTCGGCATTCTCGAACATGAATCCGCAAGCAGGTTGGAATGGCATGGTGCGCTTCCAATGTGCTGGTCTGACCTTTGCCATCTCATCCCCTGCCTGTTGTTGTTGTGCGGTGTCGGGAGTTGAACCCGAATCGCTTCCCCACGATCGCGAACCTGCCACCGCTATCATCACCGACTTTCCCCAAAGTCAGCAACGAATGTCTTTATCCCTGGATGGGAGTTGCTCCGAGCTTTGCAAGCAATGCCAACTGCTCGGCATTGAGTGTTGCAGCCGTAGGCGCTGGCGCTGCCTGTGGCGTTGCTGGTGCAAGTGATCCTGCAAGATATGCAGTCGCCTTGGCTACTGCATCAGCATCGCCTGTCGCATCGACAAGAATCCAAGGTGCGCTCTTGCCCGGCTTTGCTACTCCCTGACCGATTCGAGCGAGAACGGACTTGCCGATGTTTGGCTTGAGTGCCGAACGGAGTGCGACATTGAAGAAGAGAACTGAGTTGTGTTCAGTTCCTGCATCCAAGTCCACCAAATCAACCTCGATTGCCTCTGCCTCGCCAAGAGAGGTTGTGATGCCTGTCTTGTATTCAACAGGCTTGATGATCAACAGATGACCTTGAAGGTCTGCTGGCTTTACGGATTCGCCTGATGTTGCTGGCGATGAGAATGGATTTGTCATCTGACAATCCCCTTTTCTTTGTGTTTGGGTGGTGCAATCCCAACGGCGTTGGGAAATCTATTTTGTGCCGAATCGCTTGTCTTGGCATTGCTTGCAATAGAAGGTGAGGCCGATGATGTAGGTGATCGGCTTGACCTCTTTGCATCCTGAGCAAGTGTTCTCATAAACCATTGTCATGGCTATCCCCTCGAGTCTGTCTTGTAGAATCCCGACCCCTTGAAGTGGATTGGGGTTGCTGAGAATAGTCTTTCCATCTCGACAAGACAATCCCCACAGGTGGGATTCTTGGCGGTGTCTGAGATACGGCGCGAGACCTCGATGCGAGCTGAGCAGCGTGGGCATCGGAATTCATATGTTGGACTCATCCGAGTGCCTCCACAATGGCTTGAATGGTTGGGCAAGGATAAGACAGCTGATAAGGACCTATATTTGTCCACTCTTCGCAAGCGGAGCAGACAATTTCCCCAACACCAAACAGATGTGGTTGATGCAATTTCACTACTGCACGAAGGGCTGAAAGACTCGCCATTGTTTGGATGAAGGTGTGACCGTTTTCAATCCTTGCCAGCAATTCATCGTGGTTCATTCTTCCCATCCTCCATCTCGAATGAATTGAGCAATCCCCTTGAGGTCTGCCACTTGGTAGGGAGAACCATCAACATCTTTCACGGTCTGACCACGCCACTTGGAGAGCTGAGTGGCAAGGCGTTCGCGATCTGCTTGGACTGCTTCCTTGACGATGATTTCGATTGTCTTCTCCATCACGCAACTTCCTTTTCGCCCGGGCATCCAAAGAATGCATCTGTTGAATTTGGCAAGAACCAAGGACAATAGATGCAGTTCCGAGATGGCGCTGCTGGTATCAAATTCCAATGATTCGGATTGGCTTCTGGGTCGAGCTGCCAAAGCAAGACTTTGGTGTCCTCAAGGCGTTCAATCGCATCGAGTGCGAGTTGGCGATTGTATGGCTCGACGATGGTGTGAAGCCCGTCAAGGCGACCGCCGAGTGGATAGCAAGCAAGGGCAACGCTCTTGACTTCATATCCTTGGCGCTCCATCCCGAGGCCATACAAGTTCACCTGGACTCGCTGCTGGTGAGTCATGCCATCACGCTTTCGTGATTTCATGGAGGTTGCCCCCATGCACTTGTGGTCAATCACCATGCCGAGCTGAATGTCGAAGAGGTCAGATGTGCCACCGAGTTCATCGGTGACATTGACTGGATGCTCGACCAGATACCGATCAGGAAACTCACCGAATGCTTCAGCAAGCCAGGAATGGATGGCAGTTCCAGAGATGGATGCCCAAGGGTCAGATTGCTGGTTGGTTGTGTTCCAGTCGAGCATCTTGTAGATATGCTTCCGAACGCATACTTCGCCGACCTCGCTCAAGCCAATGCGCTTCTGTTTGGATCGTGGAGCATTGCTTGCCCGATTGTTCACGACATTCTGAATTCGGATTGCAAGACTGGTGGCTTCATCGCCAATCGGTGTGAACATTACGCCTCATCCACGATGGAGAATCGGCGAGTGATTTGCTCGGTCTCAAGGATTGCCAACAGTTCGGGAAGCAGGATTTCTCTTGCTCTCTTTGTATCGATGCGAGTGCTTTTCACTGTTGTCCAGCGAACTGCTTCCCGACCATTGACAAGACCAATTTCGTGTTCCCCGAGTGCTGCCTCGACTTGTTGGCGAGCGATGTCGGCCTTCTCCGACCATTCCTTCACCTTTGCCTTGGCCTCAATATATGCGGCAAGGAAGGCGCTGGCGGTTGGGTCGAGATCGACCATCGCTAGATTGATTTCTGTGGACATTGTTTCCCCCTGTTGTTGTGTGTTGGCTTACCAGTAGTAGTGCTTTTGCCAGAATGCTTTGGCAGCGCAAGCGCCGTCGGAACCATAGTGGCGTGAAATGTAGGCGATTGCTGCGACAACCTGAGCCATCGGATCGGCAGAATGCTTGAGGCCGATGTTGGCATAAGTTGAAGCCAAGAGCTGACCGATACCGCGAGCCGAAGAAGTTGGGTTCTTGGCATAAGGGTCGGTATGGCTTTCCTTCTCGAATATCCAGAGCAAGCAACTGGCTTGGCGCTTGGTCATCAATTCATTGACGAACTTGATGACGACGGCCTTGTCTGTGGTCACAGTTGATGGCTTGATGGTGACTGTATGGACGACGATTGGAGTGTCAATGATTTTCTGCTCGGATTGGTAGGTCTTGACGCAACCGACGAGCAAGCCAGCCGAAAGGATGGCGCTAGTGAACGCGATGAAGATTCTTTTCTGACTCATAGTGTGATGCCTTTCTTCTTGGCACGAAGGATGATGCGATCTACCGAATCAACTTGAATGCCAAGTTGGTCGGCAATTTCTTCCCTGGTCATGCCAGTCTTGAGATAGCCTTGAATTTCCCTGAATCGAACGCTTCCTTCTTCCTTCCTGTTTGTCATCATGTGCTTGCGTTGGAAAGGAGTTGTTCCTCCCCAATAGCCTTCGGTTTCATTGTTCTTGATTGCAAATTGCAAGCAATCAATCTTGTGAATGCAACTGTCGCAAATTGCAGCAAGTGTCTGCTCTCGCTCGCTCATAACCAAGCGAGATTCCGGGAAGAAGAAGTCTGGGTCAATCTCTGGGGAGTGACACTTGGCTTTTGAGAATCTAGGAATGGAAAGAGATGTGAGGTTCACAACGGATCTCCATATCCTGCTTCACGCAATAGCCTGACCATATCTTCCACAGGTAGAACTGCCCACCAATCGCTGACGGATGAAACCCCTATCCCCACAGGCTTCACGATGAGTGGGCAGTAGTCTGCCCCTGCGTTCTTTCTCTCCTGCTTGGATTCTTTGATCCATTCAGGAAACTTGTAGGACTTGTGATTCTTGACCTCGAATGTCAAAGCAGGAGTTCCTGTGATGTCACCCTTGTCGAGTTCACCAGCCAATGCCCGGCGCTCTGCGCCAGGAAACCCGTGTGCTTGGAGATACTTGACGAAGGCTGACTCGGCGAGAGTTCCCTTCTGCTTTGACTTTGACATTTTTATCGTTTCACGATCTGATTGAGGCGAGTGATTTCCTCAAGCAATTCCTCTTGATAGACGAATTCGGCGACGAGTCGTTCATATGAGCGACTATATTCAAGGAATCCACCGATGATGATGCCAATGGACAAGCCAAGACCGAGAGCGAGCAAGAAGATTGGAAGCAACATTTATTTTCCCCCTTGGGACTTGTCGAGTGTATTTCGGAAATTGTGCCAATCTTTGACTGCGAAGAATTCGTCATTCTTGTTCATGGCATCTTCAATCAAGACGATGAGGAAGAAGACGGAGAGAACCACGAAGATTCCACCAATGATGAGGAGTGACATTTATGCACCGACCTTCTCGCGAAGCGTGATGAGTTCCAATTTCCATTCGCGGATGTTTGAGTTGATTGCGAAGATAAGTTGGCGATTTGCCTTGAGATTATTGGCTAGTGTGCGCTGCGCGTAAGCCTTTGAGAGCATCTGTTCAAGCTCTTCAATTCGTGTTGCTGTTGTCATTTCTGACTCCTTGCCTTGGCGCTGAACCCCTAGTTCAGCTCGTTGGTATAAAGATAGACCCATTTCCCCCTTGGCTGTCAAGATGGCGCAAGTGTCGCGAATATTTTTTTTGTGTCGCAATGGCGAAAGACCCCCCACCAGAGTGATCTGATGAGGGGTCTTTCTTCTATGCCAGCGAGCGCATGGCGAGGGATGTATGCGCTACAAGCCAGCAAAGGCGCGTTCTATGCCTTCTCTGAGGCTGATTTGGGGTTTGTAGAAGGTCTCCATATAGATTGGGTCGCCCACACGGTAGAAGACCCCTACAGGCTCGGATTCGAGGTGTTCAATCTTTGGCTCATAGCCAGCGACCTCGGCAACCAAGCGAGCCAAGTCATTGAAGGAGGTCGGGATTCCTGTGCAGAGATTGGCGACTTCGATTCCTGCCTCACAACCTGCCAGCGCCCCATTGACCACATCATCGATGTGGATGAAGTCGCGAATCTGATTTCCATCTCCCCAAATCTGGAAAGGGTCAGCCTTGCGCTTGCCTCGGTCGATGAAGGATGGGAATGGATAATCAAGTGCTTGGTCTGATCCATAGCCCGAGAATGGTCGGAAGATGTGAACCTCGATGCCAGCCTTGCGAGCAAATCCTGCCAGCATCTCACCCGTCAGCTTCGACCAGCCGTAAGTGAAATCAGGATTCGAGATGCAATCTAGATTGATGTCATCTTCCTGCAAGTGAAAGCATTCTTCTTTGGTCTGCAATTTGATGGGATAGGCAGCAGAGGATGAGAAGTAAGTGATGCACCCCGGCTTGGTTCGCATTGCCCACGAGAAGAGAGCTGCATCGATTTCCAAATCTACGGCGAGCGCCAGAGGTTCGCCTTCAATCATCTTGCGACCTCCGACAACTGCTGCAAGGTGAATGACCTTGTCAAAGTGTTCATTGTTGGTGCGGAAGAAGTCTCTGGCATCTGTGCCATTCAAGATGTCGATGCCATGCAGTTCGTGACCTTGCGCTTTCAGCTTGTTCCAGAAGTGTCTGCCAACGAAGCCTTCGTTGCCTGTGATGAGAATTTTCACTCGCCCCTCAATTCTGTAAGGAGTTGAATATATGCTGGACTTGCAAGATAGGCATTCATCGCCTCAAAATCGGCTGAATAGACCTCTTGCGCGTTCACCGCAAGGTAACCCTCATCCCACTCGGCCTTGCCAGCGACCGGGTGCAGATGCTCCACAATCACCTCTGGCATATAGCGAAGAGCGCCAAGGTCTTGCCCGAGCTTCATCCAGAAGTTGTCGAGGTAGAGGTGAATCATTCCTTGCGGAACCATTCCCCCAAGTGCCTTGACAATGTCACCTGTCATGGCGATTGCCGTTGGCAAGTTCTCGCCTTGGAATAAGTCATTGCCATAGACCAAGCCTGTGCCGAGTTCATCGAGAGCGTTCAAGAAGTGAACATCCCAATTCATCGTTCGTGGGCGGTGGTCATCGCCAATGAATGCGAAGTGGCGGTATTTGTCTTTCATCAAGTTGGCGGTGAAGTTCAATGGCTTTGCCATTCCCTTGCCATCCTTCTTGACGATGAAGATGTCTGCCCCGGTGTCGAGGTAGGCATCAAGAGTTGGATCGTCATCATCTACAACAACGAGCAAATCAGATTCGGTCTTGGTCTCATCGAATGACTTGAGCAATTCCTTGATGGAGTCGGGTCTTCCCCGAGATGGCACGATTACGACGAGATTTCTCATTCGCTCACCAAGATTCCGAGAACATCTTTGCTGGTCAGGATGATGAGAGCCTTGCCCTCAACTGTGACCTCGGTTGCGCCGTACTTGGAGAAGAGGACTGTGTCTCCGACCTTCACATCCATCGGGATGCGAATGCCGTTCTCGTAGCGACCAGCACCGACGGCGATGACAATGCCCTCTTGTGGCTTCTGTTGTGCCTGATCGGGAATGATGAGACCCGAGACTGTGACTTCCTCTGCTTGCTTTTGCTGGATGACGATGCGGTCATCGATTGGTTGGATTGGCATTGCTTTCCCCCTGTGGATTGACGATTTCCCCTGCGATTGCTAAATAGGCAGCACCATCGATGAATGAATCATCGAGTGGATTGTGAGCAAGGCGAGCAAGTTTCAGCCCTGCCATGCACAATGCGACTTGATATGGCTCGACTGGAATGCCAAGAACGACCGACCAGATGGTCGCAATTCTTTGATGATTCTCCCTCGGGTCGCCATTTTGTTCATTGCGATCGCCCATTGTCAGGTCAATCGCGGTCTGAAGTATTTCCTCGCGATGCATTGATTTCCCCCATTTGTTCGACTGGTTTGAGCTGAAATGGCTCGAGTTGGTAATTGTTCACTTCTCTTCCGACAACACCTGTCATCTTCGGAGTCAATCCCTCGACAACTCCGACTTCACACCATCCTCTGAATTTGACAGAAGGTGTCTCCGATTCAATGTCGGTGACTGAACACCAGAATATGAAGTCGGCTTTCCTTTTGATGGAACTATACTGCGAAACTGAGACAGAGCGACCCCATTCATCCCAGAACTTATCATTCCAAGTCTTGACCTCGATGCGCCCGATATTGGTCAGGATGTCGCATTCTTTGTCTTTCGTTGGATCGCTGAAGTTTGGAACAGGCTCGAATCCATTGTCACGAAACCAGATGAATGCAGCGAACTCGCCGAGATGACCAACCAGATGGGAATTCTCGGTGTTGCGGTAATGACCGCGCACATTCTTGAATTGCTGGAAGGTCTTCTCGGCGAGAAGGGAAGCTGCTTGCTTTGTTTCAGGGTTGAGGATAAGCCCCTGAATTGGTTTCAAGGTTTATCCTTGCGCTTTCTGCTTGAGCTTGTCATATCCTGCTTTGATGACAGGAGCGAAGGTTGCAATTCCAGCAGCCTTTGCAATGTCTGCAATGTTGTGAGTGCCTGAATGGGCATACTCGACGACAATCGCAACCACGAATGCTGATGCATAATGCTCAACAAGTGCCTTGGTCTTTTCTGTGAGTTTCATTACCATTTCCTTACTTGATAGTTGGATAGGAAGGTCGTGCAATTCCTGCAATGGTCTTGCCGAAGTAGCGCTTGCGACGATAGACACCGCCACCATTCTGCTGACTTCCTGTTGCTCCTTCTGGACTTGTGTTGCCCTCGATGGTGATGAGGTAGGTGAGATGATTCTCTGCAACGATGCCGACATGATCGGCAACGCCATCTTCAGCCCAATCGAAGAAGACGATGTCCCCGGGCTGAGACTTGCTTGGGTCAATCATTTGATTCTTGTGCTTGAAGTAGTTGAGACCTGTTGGGCAATAGATGAATCCTGCTGGATTCTCTGCTGCAATCAGCGAGGAAGCATTGTTCTGGTCAAAGCACCAGGAGACGAAGCAAGCGCACCAGCTCGCGCCTTGGTCATTCTTGCCAGTCTTCTGCTTCCACCAATCCCAATACTTTGTGATATTTCCTGACTTGCCATCTGCCCCACCTTGCTCGACATAGCCAATCTGTGAGGTTGCGGTGGCGACAACTGATGCTGCTGTCATGGCTTCTCCTTTGTGAGATGAAGGTGAATCTCTTCAATCAATTTGTGTGTCTGACCATCAAGATGCAAATCCTTCTCGATGATGTCTCGGTCTTTGGCTCCGCTTCGATTGGTCGCATTGAGAATCAATCCTGAGAGAAGGATGGATTCCAATGAGACTGTCAAGGTCAGCAAGCCGAAAGGGAAAGGTTCAATCGAGAAGGCAATCCAGAATCCCCACCATGCGAGATGGAAGAAGAAGAACCATTGCGATCCGAATGCCTCTGCTGCCCAATCGGAGATTCGATGAAACAGTTTCAATGTTCTCTCCTTATTGGTATATGAGGCGTTCGGCAAGGTCTCCTGGTGTCACCAGATCGCAAGCCTTTGGTGATAGTTCAACGCCAGCCTTGTGATAGGACTCTGCGACGAGTTCGGAACAGATGTAGGAATTGGTTTGGGCGAGTTTCATCATCAGCCGAGTTCTTGCCAGCATCTTGAGGCCGACAACTCGAAGCAGGATGTTCCCGATGAGAATGAAATTGTAAGGTTTGCCGAACTGAATTCGGGCATAAGACACGATGAAATCGCGCTGAGATGGCGTGATGTCTTCGTGTCGATTCCAGGCAATCTTGGGATATTTGGAGAGAGGAGAGAATTCCACGCCTTTGGGATTGGCCTCGATGATGAGGGAATTTCCAGCATAGATGAAGGCGTGATTCCAGCGAGATACTGTAAAGAGCTGAATCAGGCGAGCGATGATGCCGTTGGTCTTTACGACCCCATAATCACCCTTCTGGGGAATGTAGTCGCTCATTTGCTTGCCCGAACTTTCCTCGCCTTGAGCAGTTCAACATCAATCTTGATTTCTTGTTGATTTTCCAGCAAGGAATCAACTTTGTTCACGAGACCAGTTTTCCCTTCGTTGTAAAGGGTATAAATAATGCGATCCAACTTGTCGCCCATGTCTTCGGTGTGCTTTGCGATGTAATGCTTGGCGATGTAGCCAAGACCTGCGAACGCCGCAACGAATACGAAGAAATATGAATAAACGATTGTCGCCGTGTCGGATGTCATTTCGTCACAACCATGACTGAAACTGTTGTCGTTCCCGATCCTGTGACTGCATAGATGCTGGTCTCATGTGTCTCAAAGACCAATTTGTCTCCATTGTCCACGATGTAACCCGTTGAAGATGTGACTGTTGAGTCTCCAAGATAAAGAGTTCCCGAAGCGGTGTGCAGGTGAACTGTTGTCGCTCCGTCGCCCAAGTAAATTGTTGAAGGCGTTGTCGTGATTGTGTATTGAGCTGTCAAGATTGCCAATTGAATCTCCTAGGGAATGAGAAGGTCGGGAATTTACGCAGAAGGAGCAGAATCCGGGGCTGTGAACTCATCTTTGATTGGATCGTATTTCATTCCAATTCCAGCGAAGGAACCTCGGAAGTTTCCATTGTAGGAAGTCTGCTTCCAATCTGTGTTATCGCCAAAGAGCGATTTGCAGAATGCCACGCCAATCGCCTCTGAGTCAGGAAAGTCCTTGTTCTCAAGAGTTTCATTGTTCACGACAATAACTTGCTCGACGATGTTCTCTGAATTGATTTTTGCAAAGTGTCCCATTGAATTATCCAATCACGATAACGACATAACCTGAACCGCCTGAATAGGCGGTTCCACTTGCGTACTTTCCTCCGCCACCATTTCCTGAATTTGTTGCACCAGCAGAGCCGCCTGTGCCTGTGGATTGGTTGTCGCCATTTCCGCCATTTGCGCCAGTTCCGCCAAGTCCTCCGGTGGTAGTTCCGTTCTGAGCAGCGCCTCCGCCGCCTCCACTATAAACAATGGCCGTTCCAGTAATGGAATTCGAGATTCCAGCACCACCATTGCCACCATAATTGGAAGTGCTATTTGTCGCGGCTGCACCGCCAGCGCCACCCCCCCCTCCTCCACCGGTGTATAGTCCACCAGTAGTAGATCCGCCGTTATTTCCATGCGCTCCCGAATAAAGAGCAGAACCTCCAGAATATCCAGTTGCAGTGCTTCCACCAGCGCCACCACCAGAGTCGCCAGTTGCACCAGCAGAGCCGCCTGTGCCGCCGTAGCCACCACCGCCTGAGATGTATTTATCGAATTGAGAATAATTTCCAACAGTTAGGCCAGCACCGCCGGCTCCTGCAACCACAGTCAAAGTTCCTGCGGCGACTAGATAAGTGACATTGTAATAATAACCACCACCACCGCCACCACCGCCACCATTTGCACCACCTCCACCGCCACCAGCAACAACCAACAATTCGCAAGTTCCAGAAACACCAATTGTGATGGAACCCGATCCCGTGTACTTGATGATTGTCTTTCCAGCGCGAGAGGAGGTGTCAATCGTTGGAGATCCTGTTGTGCCTGTATAAGTAGCCTTTGAGATTCCGCCTCCGAAAGCAAAGCCAGTAAGTAATGGACTCATGCGAACTTCACCGCCCCTCCTGCTAGAACTGTGTAAGTTGGTGTCGCCGCCGTTTTGATAATAGTGAAGGAATATGCATCCAAGGCGCTTGGATTTCCAAGAGCAGGGGCGCTACCTCCCGACCATTTTGGGATGACTGCGTTGCCGTCAATTTGGAATGCGCTTGGATAATAACCAGTCGTTCCGTTGGTATTGAGGAAGACAATGGAAATCGATTGCCCTACCGAAAGCAGGGAATTGAGTGTTGTTCCCGAGTTTCCTCGGAAGTTGAGAGTCCAGTTGGCGCTTGCGTTGCTGGTGTAGAACCAAAGGGTTGAGGTTTTGCAATCAATGTTGATTGTTCCAGTCGCCGATGAAGCCACGACATTTGCAGTCTCAATCGCTCCAAGAACAGCAGGGTTTCCCGTGTAATAAGCTGCAAGAAGATTGAGGGTTCCGCCCAAATCGTTCAATGTAGAGGCTGGTAAAGCGTTGCCATTGACGAAGACTGTTCCGCCAGTTCCCGGCGCTGGAAATCCTACTGCCATGATGTCTCCCTAGAATGTAGAAGGTGAAAGGTCAAGACCGATTCGCCATGAGTCTGGGGTGATGTCATGGCTTATCGATTCGATGATGTTGATGAAATTCAACGAACGAGAATCGACTGTGGTTCGGACAATTGTGGCACGATCGCCAATGTCTGCTGGCAGAACATTTGCCCAAATTGTACCAAGGCCAATTGCATCGAATTCGACTCGGTCGATTCGGGTGATTGGATACTGAGTTCTCGTCGCATAGTAACCAGCCATCGTTGAAGCATCTGAGTCATTCAGCAATGGGGCGGTCACATTTCGAGTGTAAGTGCCAAATCTCGCCGTCACGATTGCATTGGTGGCGGTTTGGACATGGCCTGAATACTGAGTCAGATTGCAGGTGTTTATCATAAACCGAGCGCCTGGGTCTGTCTGAATGACATCGTATTCAATTGTCCCTGTCGAGCGATCATCGGAAAGGGTGAATCGCATTGTCTGGGTCTTGAGGTTTTCATACGAAATCAAAGTCGTGACACCAGCACGATTGACGAAGAATGTTCCGAATTCACAAGCTGCTGCCTCTTCGCATAGGGCAAGAACTGTGTTGCCATAAGTGGTTGGCTGCATCTGGCGCGAACCAGTCAGAGAGGTTGAGAATGTTCCGGGATAGGAGCCGACAGAGAAGTCGCTGATGACTCTGGCAATTCTCGCCGAAGAGGTATCTCCTGAATAAGAACTGGCAATGGTCGAAAGGGAATTCGCTCCGAAAATAGCGAGCGCATCTGTGGCGACAATTGTGGAAATTGGATCAAGAGACTGGTCGGCAGTTACCTGCTCAATGAATCCCGTGAATAGATATTCTGTGGTAGCGCCATAGGTTGCCGAGACGCGAATCTTGGTTCCACGCGTGAGAACTGAATATCCATTCCAAATATAAATCGAGGAAGAATTTCCAGGGTCATAATTTCCCGAAAGATTATCCAGAACGATGGTCATTTGACCGGGTTGGAAGGTCTGGTCTTCGCGAGTTCTTCCGCGACGAATACTGACCGAACGGGCATCGGTTGAGGCTATTGTCTGCCAGTTTGTGCCTGAAGTTCCACCGAGAACATCGGTCGAAGAATTGAGTGAGGAAATCCCAATCGTGAAGATATTTCTCCAACCATAGTCAATCTCAATCAGAAGACTTGGCGCATTTGTGCCATCAAGAAGTGCCATTTATACCCCCAAGATTGATGGATTGAGTCCACGCCTTCTCATCAATTGTGCAATGTTATCGCGTACTGTGACAGCCAAATCCTTTTCCTGCACGACCGATCCAGCAACATTGATGGTGATGTTCATTCCTGAACCCATTCCGCCCATTTGACTGAGAGGAATAACTGCTTCGGGCCCGGCTTCGCCAATCATGGCAAGGGTCGGAGAATTGACGATTCCACCATTGGCTAGCATGGGAATCTCTGGGAGGTTTATTCCGAACTCATTACCGCCGATAAGAGGAACCCAACTTGGAATCTTGACATGGATTGAGTCAATGGTACGGATGACAACATTGGCAATCGAGATGATGTCATTGATTGCAGACTTGAGGAGACCCACGAATCCCTTCACGCCATCAACGATTCTGCCGATAATTCCTTCGATGAAGTTCCAAGCACCAGAGACGACATCCTTGATTCCGCCCCAAATCTGGCTCCAATGATCGCCGAGCCATTTGATAGCAATTCCAAGTGGGGAAGCCTCTGTGAAGAGATGCCAGATAAGTTCGATTTTCGAGCTTATCCAATCCCAAGCATCAGCGATGATTGTCTTGACATCATTCCAAATCTGCTTCCAATGGGTTGCCAAATAGATGATTGCTGTCACGATAAGGCCGATGGCGACGCTAATTCCGCCAGTTGCGACATCCACTTCAGCACCAGCAGCCGTCACTTCTGCTCCTGCAACTGTGGCTGCTTCTCCAAATCCAACCCATCCAGCAATCATCTCGCCGAAGGAAGAGACCGAAGCCAAAGCCGCTTTGCCTAGCGTTGCAATGTAAGCGCCAATCGCCGTGACCAATACTCCACCAATAACTGCGGCGAAAGCCTCGGCAATTGCCTTGTGCTTGCCGAACCAATCGACAATATCCTTCACAACCCCAATCAATTTCTCGATGATTGGAATCAACATAACGCCGATATTCTTGGCGACATCTTCCGACTGGGCTTTGACCGCTGCCATCTGGCCTGAGAATGTTTCGGCTTGCTTGGCAGCCTGTCCACCGATTGCATCGGAAAGACCTTTCATAATTTCCGTACCTGCGGAGGCTACGGAATTGACCTTTTCCTGAGCATCGTGAACTTTGCCAAGTAGAGCCTCATAAGTTGCATGGCTCTTGTTGTTGGCATCCAAAGCATCAGAATGAGCCTTGAGATAGGCCGAAGCCGCATCGGTAGCCTTGGAAAGAGCATTGTTGGCAGCCTCAAGTTTGGCTGCCCCTCCTGCGGTAACTGGCAAATCAATTCCAAGTTGCTTGAGAGCCTTGGTCTGACCTTCTGAAGCGCGAGCAACTGCGGTGGCTGCATCTGCCAAATCTATGTGCTTATATTTCGCGAGATCGGCAGCAAGTCCCAAATCGTTCAGAGCCTTTTGAGGGTCTTTGGTTGCAGTCGTCAGATTCGCCAAAGCCTCTTGAGTCTGGGCGTTGGTGTAGCCGAATTGCTCCATCTTCTTCTGAGCGTCATCGATAGGGGTGGCAAATTGCTCAAAGGAAGCGCCAGCATTCTTGAGTGCGGTCTCCAATTTGGCGTGGGAGGTCTCGAATTTGTCAGCCATCTCCAATGAGAGACCGCCAACCGAGATTGCTGCTGTGCCAATTCCGAGCAAGGCTGCTTTGCCGAAGGTGGCAAGTTTATCGAATGAGCCAGTTCCCTCGGTTTCGAGTTTTGCAACTTCACCGCGAGCCTCGCCCATTGCGGTGGTGAATTCTGAGACATTCGCCTTCAGCTCAACGAATACTGGTGGGAGTAGTGACATCAGATAATTCCTCCCATTCTATCGACGGCCTTTGACCATGCATTCTCATATATTTTGGATACTTCTGGTTCAACTTTTGCAATTGCTGGTGCGAAATATGGATACTTCGCCTCGAGCATTCTTTTCTTGACATTGTTCGGAGGTGCGCCGATGCCGACACCTCCAGAGAAGTATCCATTGACTTCTTGAGGTTTCTTCACCGATCCAACACCCTTATAGAGAACGCCAGTCATCCGACCCGGGCCACCAGAGCGAGGAAAGTTGTGTTGGCCTGTTGTGCCTGAAACTTGGAAATTGGCTCCCGTGATTTTGTTGTTTCCCTTTTGAGTCCAGCGAGGATTGCCACGAAGATTGGCGCGAATCGCTGTCTTCATCTTGTTCTGAACAGTTTTCAGGGAATTCATAGTCGCACGATCCACGCGACCCTCAATCTCTTGGGTTGCTGAATTGAATTCTTTTACACCCGAGAAAATTGCTTCAATCGCTGATGCCATTACGCTTCCCCGTTCTGAATTTTGTTTCGGGTCTCAACCACGACATTGTCAATGGCAAGAATCCAGTCTAGCGTGACTGCAGACTCATTCTCGAGCTGAGAAGGAGTGCAATGAAGCAGTTTGCAGAGCCGATAGATTTTCCATTCATCGACAAGTGGTTCACGGACAACCCCACCCTCAAGCGCCCTCCCTATTGCTCGGAGAGAGGCGCTTGGGCTTTTGGGTTGTTGCTGAATCCGAAGTTTGGAAGTAGAAGGTTGATGGCAGGAGCCGTCACTTCTTGGAGAGTCTTGTAATCCTCGCCCGACAATTGGAGAACATTCTCCAAATTGATTTCCTTCTCAAATGACCAAGACTCGACAAGCGCAACAATGAGCAAGTCGTTCAATTCATAGAATTGGTCAATCGTCGAAGGGTCGATATTTGCTGCGACCTCTGAAGGAGCAAGCAGAACATTCTTTGCCTGACTTCTTGCGATGACGAGCAAAGCCTTTTCAACTGGTCGGCGAAGTTTTACCGAGACGGAGGCTGGATCGCGAAGGATTGCCCAACCTCCGTTGGTGAGTTCAACTTTTTGAGACATTTTTTCCCCTGTTCTTATTGCTTAGAGTGATGAATCTGCGGTCTGGTAAGCGATTGTCAATGGCTGGTTTGTGCCGTCATCATAGGCTTCGTAAGTCATTGAAAGGTCGATGACTCCTGGGCCTGAAACATTTGGAGTATCAGCATTGAACTTGGCTGCTGGAATTGTGATGACCAACTTCTCGCTCTGACCAAGTGCAATGGTCTGACCTGTGAAGGTCAAGACAATCGCTGTTGTCGTATCGGCAAGGAAAGCCGTGAGGAGGGTTGTGTCTGTGAATTCAGCAGTCAGCTTGCCTGAAATCTTGCGGAAGCCATTGATGACCTGCTCTGCTTTGATTCCTGCGCCACCAAGGTTGAAGCGATCACCCTTGAGAGTGTTTCCAACTGTAACTGTGAAGTCCTTGATGTTGGCAACTGATGAGCCAGCGATTGTCAAAGCACCTTGAGAGAAGTTGAAGAGGTTGGAGATTGTGGAATATGAAGCGGTTGCAAGCGAGACACCAGTTGTCAATGAAGCAGCATCAACTGTGAACTTTCCTGTTGCGATGCCACCATTGGCAACTGCAAGCTCGAAGCCCTGAATCTTTGCGCCAGCGACAGTCTTTGGTGTAACTGTTCCACCATATTGAGGAACGCCAACCTGTGCAGTGAAGGAGCGACCATAGACATCACCAAGTGTGAAAGTGTAGGAATAAACACCTGTCGTTGTGGTGACTGCTGATGGTGAAGTTCCCATTGCTTGAGCAAGAAGTAATCCAAGACCGCGAGTTGGCAAGTCGAGGGTGATGTCGCCTGTGACATCTGTTGTGGTTACAACTCGACGCTGAGCGCGTGGAAGTTGTCCACCTGCACGAAGACCCATTCCAACTGCAACCTTCTTGTTGTAGTTGAGATTTTCTGAAGTGAATTCATAGAATCGAGTAACTGTGACAGGTGTATTGAATGTTGTTTCGGCTGCAATCCCTAGTTGCGAACCAATACCTGAACCGATTGCCATTTTGTCTCCTAGTTCTGTGCAGCCTGAGAATCAGGCGTTGCGGTTGTTGGTGATGGGTCTGTTACTGGCGCGGAAATGGTAGGGGCTACTCCTGACCAATTCTGTGTCTGCTCCAAGAGAGATGCTGCTGCCTCATCTGAGACTTCAGCACTCTCACCAGCCTTCACGACAAGATTGCCGAGGGCTGGAATAACTAGATCGCCGAGAGGCGAGATGTTTGTGATTGTTGCCATTGCTTGCTCCCTAGATTCTGCTCTGGTAGGTAATTGTAAAGATAATCCCGACTCCAACCCCATTGGCTGTTTGTCGATAGATGACTTGGCCTTGCTCCATAGCCGAGAACTGAACAAGACCTCCGAAAGAGACATCTGAACGGACTGCGGTTTCAACTGAGCCAAGAAGAGAGAAGGCTGCTGTTCGGCGATCTGTCAATGAAGTGGAGCCATTGGCTGACCAGAGGAAGCAGGTGAGCGAACCCATCTCGAACTTGTTGATTGCTCCGAGTGGGCGGTATTCCTGACGGAATGAACCGGGATTGACTTCATCTCCTTCAAGATTGCCATCATGCCCGACGGCGATTGCGTCGCCCGGATATGACATATCGATTTCGATTCCGTCAAAGATTCGGATTGAGGAAAGCGATGGAGCCGATTGCAAGGTCGAAATGACGGCCTGAGAGAATGCAGGAAAGGTTGAGGTTGCCATTTATGCCAACCCTGGGAAAGAAGTTGGGTCGAGCAGTTCCATTGCTCGGCGAGGAAGGGAATAGGTCGGGGCGTTGTAAAGCTCGTCGCCCGAAAGATTGCGACCCATCACATTGATTGCGCCACGCTGTGTCTGCCAAAGATGGCGAAGGATTTCAAGGACACCCTGCTTGGCACTCATTGGTGGATTGACATAACCAGCGACATAGGTGATGGAGACATTGTTCATCCCTTGAGTCCAGTATCCATAAGAGTTGGTCGCGTAAAGCGTTCCAGACCCGATTCGGTAGAGGCGTTGGCCTGTGTAATCCAGAACATAATTCGAGGATGGGATGAGGATGCCGTTCTCATAGACCGAGGTGATTGAGATTGCCTTTGGGTTACGAATGCGGATGAACTCGGTTCCGCCGTCATAAAGCTCGCTGGTGAAGGTGCGACGACCGAGAACCTGTCCGACATAAGTTTCGGCAAGGTCGGTTGCTGCGTCGATAAAGCGGCGAACCTCATTTTCGTTGGCTGAAGCCGAAGGGATGTTCAGATAGTCGAGTGCTTCGTCATAGCCGACAATCCCGATGTCGTTGATGTCGCGAACCTCGAAGATGTCCGAGAATGCCTGTGGATAAGCCCCTGTCGCGCTCCAAGAGAGGATATGGCGACCGACTTGGGTGGGAAGGTAGGAGGCGGTATAAGTACCCGTCACAGAGGTCGCTGTGGTCACAGAAACAGTTGTGGCATCTGGCAAGGTGATGCTCAAGGTGACTGTGCCGGGATTGACCGCTGCGCCATTGGAATCAACTGTGTTCCAAGTCAGATAGACCTTGTCGCCTAGATCGTAGGAGCCTGAAAGCGCCATCGGTTACTCCTTAGAGATAGGGCAGGAAGGTTGAAAGTCAGGGGGAACTCTCAACCTTCCTGCTTTTGAGATTGTTGGATTGCGAACGACCGCATTGGGTGATGGTGTCGTTCATCGAGCCAGAACTGTTTGTGGTGCGGAAGAATTGCGCCAGTGTGAGCGTAGATTGGGAAGCCCATTGATTTGATGCGCTTGGAAAATAACAAATCCTCGCCGAAATAAGTGCCATCGATTGCGCCTTCAACGAACCATGCCCAATCCTTGCCTTGGTTTGGCGTGGCTTGCTTTTGCATTTCAAGGAGAACGCTGCGGTGAATCAAGAGACATCCAGTTCCTACCGCATCGACTTCAATCAATGAATCTTCTGGATAAGCATCAATCGCCTGAAGTCCCTTTTCCGAATCCATTGAATAGATTGTTGGAACTGGGCGAAGGCCGTCATTGTCATCGAAGAATGCAGCAAAGACTAGACCTGAGACAATCGGGCGGTCTTTGTCGTGGGCTGAATCAATCAGCTTGTGCCAAGTGGAAAGAGATAATCGTTCATCGGAGTCAATCATCAAGAGCCAGTCGGCATCTGTTGTCTCCAAGAATGTTTTGACAACGACATTTCTCGACCGAGTTGTCAGGCCGACATTGCCGACTTGCACCATATGATCGAAGTGACCATTCTTCTCGCGAGCGACATGAATCAAGTCCATCGCAAGGAGGGCATCAATCGTGCCGTTGTTCACCATGCCGATGCAGACTTTGTGTGAAGATTTCATCGCTTCTCCGCATCTATTGTGACGGAGGTTGTTTCGGGTTGTGCGGATTTCAATTCTGAGATGAGGCTGTCAAGAGCCGCAATGCCTTTGTTCTGAACCAGCTCCCTCGCTGATTCAAGACCTTCAAGAAATATAGATCGCAATTTATTCTCCCCTGTTGATTGTGTTGCGCCGAGACGCTGACTCTACCCGTAAAGGATAGAGCCAGCGTCAAGGATTTGGCTATTAGTAGCCAGAAGGTGCAACAGTTCCTGTTCCAGAAATTGTTGAGACCGACTTGTTGAAGCGGTGTGCGAGAGCAGCGTATCCATAGACCTGGAAGCGAACTGTGAGGTTGCTTGAGAGGACATCTGGGAGAACGCGTGTCTTCACGCCTGACTCGAAGAGGTAAGAATCTGAGAACTTACCGACGAGGATTGGTGAATAGTTGGTGGTTGCGCCGTAGGTCTTTGGAAGTGTTGCATCCAAGAACACAGGAACGCCCTGAATTGTTCCAACTAGACCAGCAGGTGCGCCTGGATTTGTAACTGTTCCAGCAGCGTTGAATGCCTGTGATGCGCCTGTTACTGGCACAACGAGTGGGCGGTTGCTTCCATCAACTTGGCTGGCGAACCAGTACCACATTGAAGGATGCATGACGATGGCTTCTGCTTGCTTGTAACGATTTGTTACAACCTTAGAGATTGCCTGAGCAATTGCCTTCGCGCCATTGACTGCTGTTGGTGTTGATTCAGTCCATGTTGTTGGGATTCCGTTGGTGGTATCTGCGCCGAGGGTGATGAGACCCTTGAGAGAGCCAGATGTTCCATCGCCTGAACCGACAACTGCTGTGTTGAGTTGCAATGCATAGTCAGCCATGAGATCACCGAAGACGAGACGATCGAGACCGCCAGCAAGAGGAGACTGCTCCACAAGCTGGATTGATACATTCTCATAGCCAGAGATTGTACGAACAGGCGCTGTGACTGTTGATGAGACCATGTCGCGAGTTGTTGTCGTTGCATTGTCTGCAGACTGGAATGCAGCAAGTGTACCTGTTGTGATCTGTGGGATGTTGATGCTGTCTGTACCAGCAGGCAGAGCCATGTTGGTGACGAGGTCAGCGGTTACGCGAGCAGCACGAGCGAACTCTGCGTATTCGTTGATGAGGTAGATTGGAGGAACGAAGTCTCCACCAGCGCCATCGGTGCGGGAAATGTCGCGAGACTCAACTGCGACTTCCTGCTGGTGGCGATAGAGGCGCTCCCATGAAGAGCGATCGTTGCGAAGCTGTGCGCCGATCATGTCGCGGACGAAAGAATTCTTTCCATCCTTGTCATAGGTCATTGCCTCTGCGGTGACCTTTGCGCCACCGAATGTTGCAACGCCAGCCTCTTTGCGAGACTCTGCGATTGCTGCTGTACGTGCTTCTACCTTTTCGGCAGTTGCGATGCGCTCATCGAGCTTTGCAATTTCATCTTGCGCTGCTGATGCTGCATCCAGAGCTTCTGCGCTGACATCTTCTGCTGCGAGAGTTGTTTCAACCTCGGCAACAAGACCATCGCGCTGCTCCTTGAGCTTTGATGCTAGAGACATTGTTGTCCCTTTCTCTTGGATTGGATTGGAACCAGTCGGGGCGAGTGCGCCGAGGGTTATGCCTTGCGATTACGCAAGGAATGCTGTTTGACCTTGAGAGCCAACTTCTTCTTTCGGATGTCAAGGTCTTGTTCTACTGTGGAACGCATTCCAACACTTGTTGAAGAATACGCTGGCAAAGTGACAACCGAGACCTCAAAGAGTCGCTCGATTTGTGTCAATGTGCGAAGTCCAGCATCGCGAGTCTGTCCATCGGGTGCGACTGTGAATGCGAATGACATCTTGTCCATATCGCCTCGACGAAGTGCCGAGGAAAGTTCCTGAGCCTTTGGATTTGCAGGGTCAAGTTCTGCCTCAATGTAGAGACCTGTCTTGTCTTGACGAAGTTGCAAGGTTCCTGACTGGCTTGAAGCAAGTGGGATTCCTTCCATGTCGTGATTGACAAGGAGGAAGACTGGATCGCCAGAAGATAGGGCGCGAGTGAAAGCACCGGGAGCGATGACTTCACGGAAATTCAAGCCATCTGCTTCCTTGTTGAAGGTTGCAGCGTAGCCAGCAATCCGAAGCGATCCATCGGTTGTATCAACCGCACGAACCTCGGCACTCATTGTGATGCGTTCTGCTGTTGCCATTGCCTTGCGCTGTTCCATCATTTCGACATCCTCTGCTCTTGGGGCTGGAAGGGCTTTGATAACTGTCAAGATGTCTGGGCGGTGAACCGACACGACATCGGTTGGAACCCATCCATTCCCCTGCTCCTTGTAGATACGGACTGCGAATGCTGGCTGGTCTGGTGTTGTCTCTAGGACATAGCCTTCGGATGACTTTGCCTGACCCTTGGTGACTACTTTCTCAACCTTGCCCTTGGCGCGACCATTGCTGGTGTTCCAAGAGACGAAAGTTCCTTCTCCGATACGAGCTGCGGAAGCGCGACCCTCGAATGGAGCCTTGATGGAGTCATCGTTGAAAGCCTTTGCCATCTTTGCATAGTAGGCAGCAACTTTGGTCTTGATTGCATCCTGCTGATCGCTTGGGATTTTTACTCCACCGCGAGCGCCGTTCAAGATTCCTGCAACTGCGAAGATTGCTTTTGGAACTGCCTTCAATTCGCCATCGATGATGTCTGCGAATTGCAACTTGTATGAGCCGAGAAGTTCCTTGTTGGATTCATCGACATAGAAGAATGCTTTGGCGTACTTTGACCAGTCGATTGAATCTCCACCAGCCCAAGCCTGAACGCGCTTATCGGCTGCTGCTGCATCCCAAGTTGTGTCGCGGTCTGCGAAAGCGAGGTCATCGGAACCAATGACGGCGCGAATTTCTTCATCGGTCATCGCCGAATAGGAAATCATCATTGGCATGATGGCTGCATCGAAGTCATCTGGGACATCATCTGCATCGACACCCTGGTCATCGAGGGCATCTGGTGAAGGTTGGGTGACTTCCTGACCGAGAGATGCGGTCAATTGCCACTTCCAGAACTGATGCTGGTCAATACGACCTGCGAGGAAGTTGGCAACTCCCTGCTGATTGTAAGCACTAGCGCAATCGAAAGCATCTGACAATTCATCGAGAATAATGTCGTTCGCTGCGAGAAGGTCATTGGCGAGCGCAATTGGGTCTTGCAAAGTTGTTGAAGCATCTTCGATTGAGCGAAGTGCTAAGAATGAGCCGAGTGTGAATGGTGCAAGAGAGCCGAGCTTGCGAAGGTTCTCCGCAATTGGATCGATTGACTCATAAACATCTTCGTAAATCTTCAGGAATAACTTGTGGTATTCGCTGAAGTCTGCGCCTCGGACATTCCAATGAGCGCCGTGAGCGCGGAAATAGAATGAGACGACATCGGCAAGCAGTTCGGTCAATTCTTCATTCAAGTCTGGAACCTGATTCATGTCTGGCATTTCACTCTCCTTGGATTCCATCAGGGAAAGCGCCCTTGCGCTTTTCGTGATTTGATTTCTGATTTTTGTTGCCCACTCGAAACCTGGGTCTCCACCCCAAGCCGACCAAGCGACTCTCCCTGCTGATGGAAAGCCATCTTCCCCTGAATTGAAACCCTCTGCCTTCTTGTCCACTTCGTGCCTCTTGAAGAATGAAAACATTCTCAAGATTGTTTCTGCACTTACTGGGTGTCCAGCAGCCAAGTCGCTTGCTCTTTTTTTGCCCACAGGTGTGAAGCCAGAGCCAGCATCACCATCAGCAATCCAACCCAAAGCCATTTTCGCTTCATCTTGGACTCCTTTGGGAACGCGATATGTTTCAGCCATTACTCAAGAACTCCCATCACAGGTGCGGAAGGGTCGGTATCTTCTCCGAGTGAAGGATTCTCTCCGCCAGCAGTTACATTGCCAGCAAGAGCCTGATTGAACTTATCTCCGCCCTCGTAAGGTTCCAATCCTTCAATCTGACGAACTTCATTTGGAGTGCGAGCGCCCATCGAAACATTTATCATGTTCACGCGAGCGCGAGTGATTGCATCTGTACGAAGTAGGGTTGAAGTATCGAATGCGACATCATCTTCAGGGTCAAGAATGTTTGAGATTGCAATTTCAATTCGACGAAGCCAAGGGGCAATCGTATGAGTGAGGAAATTGAGGGATGCTTGTTCTACATTCTGATAGGTCTGATTATCGCCAGAGGCCAGGAGTAGGTGCGACGGAATGCGGAAGATGCGAGCGATGTCGCGAATCAACTGCTCGCGAGACTTGATCATCTCTGCGTCGGCTGCTGAAGTTGTGATTGGCTTGAAGGTCAGGCCATCAGAGAGAACTGCTGGCTTGCGGTGACGGCGATGGGTTGCCTCCCATGTCGCCTGAATGACGCGAGCCTGTTCCAAATTCAGCTTTTGCGGAGTCTCAAGAACGCCAGAAGGTGTTCCTCCCTCGCCGTAGAACTGGGCAAGGTGGCGATCCATAGCGATGGAAAGGCCGATGAGATTGCGAGCCTGATTGAGTGGGGAGATACCCACCAAAGATTGAGGCGGTGTGAACCAGCGAAGGTGAAGAATATCCTCACGGTTCATCTCGTTGCCGAGGTGCAAATAACGGCGACCGGTCATGTCACCTGTTGGAAGCACCTGCATTTGATAAGGGTGCAAAGGAACAAGACCAATCATGTTGCCCAAGCGATCGCGGTCGATTTTGACATAAGCATTTCCATGCAAAGCCATCGAAGCGACAATCTGGTGAATCAATTCGTAAGTGTTTGATTCTGGGTCAGGGTCGGCAAGTACATCAGGCAAAGGTCGCATGACTCGCTTGCCATCATTGCCAATGGTGTAGCAGCGAAGTGGCATGGAAGCAACAGAGTCAGCAAGAAGTGAGACAGCGCCGAGAACGGATGAGACACCGAGAGCAGTCCATTCATCAATTCGCTCACCAGCAGCCGAGGTCATAGATGTTTGACCATAAAGCTGACTCAATGGGGAAACATAGTTATTGAATTGAGGGTATCGGCCTACTGTGAAGGATTGGATGCCACGCGAGAAGATGCTCATTCATTTCCTCCAAAACCAGCGAAGTCTGCTAATACTGAACCAACGATTGCCAAGATTCCTCCTGCGATGAGTGCTGCGCCAAGTCCAAGGATGATTCCGACACCTGTTGCGATTGATAAAGCACCAACAACTTCAACTGCGGTGCTGATTTTTTCACGCATTTGGAACCTCCATTGTGAACGGATCGAATACTTGTGGCAATGAACCACCTTGAGATTGCCACCATGCAGCTCTTTCGAGCGCCATGACGGATGAGACTGCAAGGTCAATCCTACGCTTTGAGCCTTTCGCTTCTTTGGAAAGTCTCGAACCGCGATTGTCGGTGCGAAGTTGAGCGTTGCCGATATGTCGTGCAAGTTGAGCGTCACCATTTTGGGTGATTGTCTTATTCATGACCGACTCGAAGAATCGTGTTGTCGCCGGGGTCATTCGGCTAGCGGTCTGCGGGAAGGTGACAACAGGCAAGCCTTCATCTTCAAGCACCTGGAATGTTCTTGCCCATCGGTATGGATCGCAAGCAATTTCAAGAACTTGCCATCTGGTCGCTGCCTTGCGAAT